CTGCTAGATCTAGACTTGGTGCTTGTTCTTCATCAACTCGTGGAGTATTTTTTGGTGGACTAAATCCTGGAGGAACTAATATTATTGATTATATTACCATTACATCAACTGGAAATGCTATTGATTTTGGAGATTTATTAGCAGCAACATTTGCTGGTGCCGCTTGTTCTGACGCTCACGGAGGTTTAGAAGACTAATATGCCTATCAACGAAAACGCACCACTAGTTGTATTACCAGGAGCAATCAGATTCAACACTGACTCGATGAAGTTAGAGTATTATCGTGGTGGTCCTGTAGGATTTGGAACCACTACAACGACTGGTGAATGGGTCAATCTTACAACAGACTCGCCAGACATTCAGACTGGTGGTGCTCGTGGTGTAGTATTTGGTGGAGAAAATACACCAACAACTTTTACATCAATAGAATATCTTAATATATCATCGACAGGAAATGCTATTTCTTTTGGTTCTTTGGGAACAGGTAGAGGAGCGACAAGTGCTTGTGCCTCAAGTACAAGAGGATTAACGGCAGGTGGATATAATGCAGGATATAGAAATTTAATTGATTATGTTACAATTTCATCAACAGGAAACTCTACTTCTTTTGGAACTTTAGGAACAGCAAGACAATCAATTTCAGGTTGTTCAAATTCAACAAGAGGTATTTTTGCTGGAGGAAACAATGCGACACCATCACCATTATTTAATATAATTGATTATGTAACAATTTCATCTACAGGAGATGCTGTGGATTTTGGAGATTTAATTACTGGAAGAGGAATTTCTGCTTCTTGTTCTTCATCAACTCGTGGTATTTTTCAAGGAGGAAACTCTCCAACTTTCTTAAGTTCGATTGAGTTTATAACCATATCAACACTAGGAAATGCCGCTAGTTTTGGAAGTTTGACTACAGCAAGAGGTAGTACTTGTGGAGCATCAAACGCTATTCGTGGTTTGAGTTTTGGAGGTGGTGTTCCATCAGCATCTAATATAATTGAATATGTAACCATCGCAACTTTAGGAAACTCAACAGATTTTGGTGATTTGACTGTGGCAAGAACTCAACCCGGTGCTTGTGCATCATCAACTCGCGGTGTTTGTGCTGCGGGATATGCACCGACAGTGAATAATACTATTGATTATGTAACGATTATGAGTATTGGAAACGCAATTGACTTTGGAGATTTGGTAAATGCCAGAGCAGAAACTTCTGCCTGCTCCAACGGTCACGGTGGACTCGGATAAATAACTAAAAAGTACGAAGATGTCTGTTATTAAGGTCAATAATATTACAAGTCGAGATGGGACAACAGGACCAGTGATTGCAGGTATCGCCACTGTATCTACAACGTCTCATTTTGTTGTTCCGACTGGAAATACAGGACAGAAAGTTGCATTAGCACCGGATCCATATATTAACAACTTGGTTCTTGCACTACCGTTTAATAGTGAGAGTGTTTTTGATGATATATCTCCAAGGAATCAAGGAACATTTTCTGGAAGAGGTTCTGTAGGTTTTGCAACGACAACAGCAAGTCTTCCATTTGGTGTGAGTGGAGTTACAACAACATCAGTAGGTATCGTAACATTCTCCAAGTATTATGGAACTTCGGTTGGTTTTAATACTACTATTTCAGCCACTCAAGCACTTCAAAATATCAATACATCAGACTATCAATTTGGTGGGCAAGACTTTACCATAGAGTGTTGGATCTATCTAAGATCATTCTTTGATAGTGGTGATGGAGATTATCCTGTTGTCGTAAAATGTTCAACTAATTCTAGTTGGTTGACAGGATGGTCTTTTGGTTTAAGAAATACTAGTAAATTTAATTGGTATGCAAATGGGACCGGTGTTGATGGGCAATCTTACACCTATGATAATGCTAGTGTGTCAACATACTCCACAAATACTTGGTATCACATTGCTGTTGTAAGAAAAAATCTTACACGTTCTTTATATGTTAATGGCGTATTGGATGGATCTAATACTGATCTTTTGAATTATCAACCAACATCAATCATATCTATTGGTAATGATATAGAACAACCAGCTGGTTTTTCCGGTTACTTACAAGACCTCCGCATCTACAAAGGTGTAGCAAAGTACACATCAAACTTCACACCTCCTACACAGATTGCATTATAAGTTATGCCAGTACCATCAGGAGCACTACGATTTAATTCAGATTCTGGAAAACTAGAATACTACAACGGGGAAGCGTGGTGGCAGATTGATAGTTTCACACCAGACTCTGCGACTGGTGGTGCTCGTGGTGTTTTTGGTGGTGGAGAAGCACCAGGTTCTCAAGTTAACACAATTGACTATGTAACTATTTCAACGACAGGAAACGCAATAGACTTTGGAGACCTATTAAATCTTTTTGAAGCGGGTGCTGCTTGTTCTTCATCTTCTCGTGGAGTATGGGGAGGTTTTAGTGTTCCCGCACAAACAAATACACTACAATATATTACAATTTCTTCTACAGGAAACGCTGCAGACTTTGGCGATTTAACGAGGACAACAGGAAATCTTGGAGCGTGTTCTTCAGCAACTCGTGGTCTTTTCGGAGGTGGAGCATCAAACTCTAATGTGATTGATTACATCACTATTGCGTCAACAGGTGATGCGCGAGACTTTGGAGACTTAACTATCGGAAGACAATATGCACCAGGTTGTTCTTCATCAACCCGTGGTGTTTTCAGTGGTGGATTTGTTGGACCAGCGACAAGACAAAATGTAATTGATTTTGTTACAATCTCAACAATAGGAAACGCAATAGATTTTGGTGATTTGACAGAAACAAGATTATTTAATGCTGCTTGTTCAAACTCAACTCGTGGAATAATTGCGGGTGGAGATTCGACACCTATATCTGGAAATACAAATGTAATTGATTATATCACAATAGCATCGACAGGAAACGCAACTGACTTTGGAGATTTAACCCAAGGAAGATATGGAATATCTGGAACATCATCATCAACTCGTGGTGTTTTTGGTGGTGGAGCAGGTCCAGGTCTCTTAAACACAATAGATTACGTGTCTATTATGTCTATTGGAAATGCAACAGATTTTGGAGACTTAACTCAACCAAGAAGATATCCTGCAGCAGTCTCCAACGGTCACGGTGGTCTCTAATCACCACGCCCAAGATACAAAACTCCAACGCTTACCTTTTGTTGCCTCTGTAACACCGTGAGGAAACAAGAATAGACTTGGAAACATAATAATATCTCCTTTACCAAGAGGAACCTTGTGGTCGTTCCAGAAGACTAAATCAGCACCTTCATAGTCATCATTGAGGTTTCCAATAAAACTTAACACAGGAATACCTTTCTCTTGACCATCAAAAAGTGAATGGATGTGATCATGATGCTGCCTCATAATCTGACCAGGACTATAACGATTAAAACGAATTGCAGAAAACTTATTCATAATCTGCATCGTTCTTTCACATTCAAAATGATACTTCGCATTATAAGAAGCACCTGCTTGAATCATAAAAGGTGTCAATAACTGTTGAAGATCATCAGTAATATTCTGAACATCAAGTTCCATCGTCTCTTCAGAACCAAATGTTCCTTGCACATTGTTATACCAGGTATGTGGACGCCATTCTCTGGTTTCAACAGTGTCCACGATATAGTCACATAGGTTCGCAGGAATTAGTCCATGCTCTACGTGAATGAGGTCTTTCAGTTGTGTATTAGGATTGTTCATTTACGGTCTCCAATGGTCTTGCTTGTTCGCACTTACGGCAGAAGTCTTGTTGAAATCTTTGTTTTTGTTTTTGATATGCTTCAGAACTCAAAAGTTCTTTGAGTGGTGTATCATTTATATTACCACAACTATACTCTTGATGAAAGTCGTGACAACAGTAAAAGACATTACCTTTGACACCAAAATATAAGTTATCAAAGTATCCAGCACTGCATCGTGTTGGTTGGTCTCCCCAGTCAATCGGACCACGTTGAAGTTCTTGTGTTTCACAGTGAGCACCATCCAAAGTTCCAGCACGGTCAATCAGTCCAGTCATACTGAAGTTAATACCAGGAGGGCAACGCTGAAACTTCTGATAGACTTTCATAAACTCTTCTTTATGACTTTGACTACCATCACCATTTACAATGACTGTAATGGGAAAGTTCAGTCGTGGTGCGTTCTCAAACAGATACATTAACTGATAATACATTCTATAGAGAACAGCAGTTGATGCTCCTGTAATATCCTTCCACTTCTTCTCATCCATTGTAGGAATATTGAGACGAAACTGTTTGATATTCTGTGGATTTGCAATCAACCAGTCTGTGAGTTCAGTCGTGACCATACTTCCATTAGAGATATGTTCATACTGAAAACCCATATCAGTCATTAGTTGCAACTTTTCTTGAAACGTATCATCTAGATTTGGTTCATTATAAGTTGCAAAAGAGATATCATTGAACTCCCATGGCGTATAAACCGAACGAATTTCTAGAAGAATCTTCCGAAACTGCTCCAGACTCATACACTCCTTTGGTGCTGGTTTATCATAAGCATTTGGACAGAACCAACACTTATAGTTGCAATGAGTATTGTTTTCTATCTGTGCGATTCTGTATCCAAATCCGTGAAATTCTGGAAGTGGTCTTGAGAGTGCAGAAGTCATACGCAACGGTCCAGTGGTAGATAAGTCAGAGAGTTAATATCACCAAGACTACCCTTTGCCCAGGTATTAAACGACAGACTAATCCGTTCTGTTTCTGACTGGTTTGCAGGAACACTATGAGTCAGGTTACTTGGAAAGATAATCAACTCTCCTGCTTTCATCGGCAACAAGAACGTAGCACTGTTGAAGTTATTGTATTTCTTTGTTGAAAGGCTTACATCTCTTTGAGACTTGCTACGAAACTGAATCGGTGGTAGTTGTTCATTGATAACTGGATACCAGACACCACTTACAAGACTATTTGGATGAACATGTTCATGATGAGACTCACCTTTACCAGACTTATTAATCCAAGACTGTGTAATCACCAGTTGATTATCAGAACTCATAATTTCAGTCACGAACTTATGAATCTTTGACTCAATAAATGCTTTGATATTACTGAGTTCTGGTTTATCCAAGACAAACGTATCTTCTGATTGTCTGTTATAGTGAATCACATTACCTGCATCACCACCCTTGTTTTCTCTACGACAAGGAAGATTGCGAATAAACTCTAACTCTTTTTCAAAAGGTAAAGGATATTGAGCAATCAAGACTGGTGTGGGAAAGAGTGATAGTAGTTCGTCTTGAGCCATATTAAAAATATTTTTGAGTATTATATCAGAGTTTAAGAATTAATTCAAGTTATTATTTCTCTTCAACCCAGACAAAGGTGAGTCTACTTATAAAATCCAACTTCGTCAAGGGGTTGACGGTTTCAATAAAACCCGTTATAATAACAAGGTCTTCAACATCCTTGTAACTTTGGGAATGAAGACCACTTCTCTGTGGTGGGAGAGGTGAGTTGGTGGTTAACGAAGAGGGTTTTATACCCTCTTTTTTTTCTCTTATAAATTTCAATAGTCTCATAAGAAATATGAAGTTCACAGTTTATTCGAAAGACGGTTGTCCTTACTGCATAAAAGTCAAACAAGTATTAGAGTTGACAAAATTGCAACACGTCGTTTATAATCTAGGAGAAGATTTTACACGTGAGCAGTTTTATGCTGAGTTTGGGGAAGGTTCAACATTTCCTCAAGTCATTTGTGATGAACAAAAACTAGGAGGATCCGTTGAGACAATCAAATTCCTCAAAGAAAACCAAATCGTCTGAGACGAACATAAATAAAACTGACGACCACTTTAACCGTGGTATTGAACTCATACTTAATGGAGGGAAAAGAAAGCAAACACAACCGTTTCATATTATCTTTGAAAAGATAGTTTGCTTTCTGAATCGGGAAGTCACTATCTATTTTGAGTTTTCCTTAAAGTCTAGGAAAAGACAAGTAGTTTCCCGGAGAAAAAAGAAATGTTAGCAGTTAGTTTAGTTTTCGGTTCCTTTCTAACCGTTTTGTTTCTTATAGTGGGACTCGTAACAGGTTGGGTAGCAAGAGAATATATGATGAACTATCGGGAAATTCCGAAGCTACATCCAGAATTCTATGATCAGAATGGTAATGTAATTCCCGATGAAGTTTTAGCTATTTCATTTAATCCAGATTATTTTGACGACGAAAATTATGACAACGACGACGACGAAGAGTAGAGCGAAAACCCCATCTACTCCTAAAAAACCAGCAGCACCAAAGGCAAAAGTAATTGCTGAATCCATTCCAGAACTTCCAGCAAACCCTTTTGTCTTTGAAATTTTAAATATCGCTGCAAATCTAAAGAGCAACGAAAAGAAAGTAGAAGCACTTCAAAAGTATGCTCACCCTTGCTTGAAGACCTTGTTCATTTGGAACTATGATGAGACGATTGGATCGGCACTTCCACCTGGAGATGTTCCTTATTCTGCCGTGAATGAGATGGATTCATTCAAAGGAACTCTGAGTGAAAAGATTGCTGATGCAGTCGAAAAGATGGAAGAACTTGGTACAAACTCACTTGGTTCACAAGATCAAGGACGTTCTTCAATTCGTAAAGAGTATACGAAGTTCTACAACTTTGTAAAAGGTGGTAATGATAGTCTGAGTTCTCTTCGTAGAGAAACGATGTTTATCAATCTTCTTCAAGGTCTTCATCCTCTTGAGGCAGAAATCATTTGTCTTGTAAAAGATAAGAAACTAGAAACAAAGTACAAGATCGATAAAGAAGTTGTATCTCTAGCTTACCCTGATATTATTTGGGGTGGACGTTCGTGAATGTAGTTGAAAAACCACAAGACATAGAAAAGAATATGGAACATTGGACATCAGTAGAAAAAGAAACTTGTAAGTCACGTTACGGATGTGAGATTCTTGTTGAAAATGGTTCTTATACTGATGTCTGCACCAAGGAGGCACCCAGAGACGCTTATATTGTAAAATATACTGTTGATGGTGAGATGTGTTTTGATTTGACCAGAGGTAGCAGAAGCAAACTGTTTGATATGTACTGGGATAAGTTTCGTGAGAACCTGAAGAATATTGACTTTGGTTATGGGACAATTAACCCAAAGACCTGGGGTTATCAGGCACCTAAAACCAAAAAGCGGAAGTAGTCTCCCAAATTGGTGGTAATTTTTCCGGCAAAATTTTGAGTTCTTAAAGTTTTTTTAAAATTGTATCGCATTTTACAAAAAAACTTGTATAAATTATCGTAACGAGGTATAATACCTCTACGTTCATCTGGAAAACCAGACGGAAGTAAGCCGACTCGGAACGAAGCCGTTCATCTATGGAAACACTCATTTTAACTTGCCTTCAAGCACAGTTAATGGTTGGGAGAATTCATAAAGTTGATATTCCAAAACAAGCAAAAAATGACTTGATTTGGGAAATTAAACAGATTACTCCAAAAGAGTGTAAAATAGACGCAAAAGCCGACTGAAGGAACGCTCTTTAACCTAAAAAACTAAGGAGAAAACCAATGTCGAAAGTCGTATATCGTGGTGTTGAATACGATACTCAAAAGCGTATTGAATACCAACAGCAAATGCAACAACAAGCCCAACAATACAACGAAACCTATCGCGGTGTTAAGTTTGTAAAAGAGGGTCATAAGTGATGCAAAAGCTAAACTTCCTACAACTTATTAAAGAACAGAAACAAAAAGAAGATCGTCGTCACAAAGCACAACTAGCACAACTTGTTGGAGCAAAGTGATGTTTGCAATATTACAAATTGCCGCAGGATCTGCGGTTGTACTTGTTTTATTGTCGCTTTATATTCAATTTTTATTTAAGTAGAAATCGGAGGGGTTGATCTCCTCCTTTTTTTATGGGTATAAACTCGTAGGCATAAATTATTGTTAAGGAATCAACACAAAACACCTAGATAGTAGTAGAATATAGAGGTGAAGCGTATGAATGAAAACCCCTTTGTTATGTTATTCTATGTGCATGGAGGTTATTATGCAC